CTACCAAAATGACCCCATTATGATGGCGGCAACAGGTAAGATTATTGTAGGAACAGCAGCTGCTGTTTTACTAGGATCACTTAATGGTGTTTTCTATACTGACGCAACTAACCAAAAACCCACATGGGCAAATCACTTAGCAGCTAGTAATACAGCTACTGATATCGTAGGTTTCGTTTCTGACGATCCTTATGAGAGATTTGAAATACAATCTGACGCTGCACTAACAGTAGCGGAAGTGGGAATGAATGCTGATATAGTATATGCAGCTGGTGCAACACCCAACTATATATCAAAAGTAGAATTAGATCATTCAGATCTAAAAACTGCTACAGCACAACTAAGAGTGATCGGGATTTCGAAAGATCCACAAAATAATGCTGCAGGCGTTGCAAACGTTAACGCAGTAGTTATTATTAACGAACATTTCTTAAAAGGAACGGTAGGTATATAATGGCGATATCAAGAGGACAACTAGTTAAAGAACTAGAACCAGGTTTGAATGCACTATTCGGCTTGGAATATAAACAGTACGAGAATCAGCATGCTGAGATATACAATACTGAATCATCAGACAGAGCGTTTGAAGAAGAAGTAATGTTATCTGGTTTTGCTCAAGCACAGGTTAAACCTGAGGGTTCTGGCGTAGTTTTTGACAATGCTCAAGAAACTTACACAGCTAGATACACTCACGAAACTGTAGCTTTGGCGTTCGCAATCACTGAAGAAGCGATTGAGGATAACTTGTATGACAGACTTGCGTCTAGATATACAAAAGCACTAGCTAGATCAATGGCTCAGACTAAACAAGTTAAAGCGGTAAATCCTTTAACTCAAGGTCTACCTACTACTGATAACTATGACTCAGGTGACGGTGTTTCTTTATTTAACACAGCCCACCCAACAGTTGCAGGTACAGTAGCTAACACACTAGCCACTCAGTCAGACCTTAACGAAACTTCATTAGAGCAGTCTTTAATAGACATCGCTGGAATGACAGACGAAAGAGGTTTAAAAATTGCTGCTAGAGGAATGAAAATGATTATTCCTTCTGAGCTTCAATTTACAGCTGAGAGACTTATGAAGTCTGATCAAAGAGTTGGTACTGCTGATAATGATATCAATGCAATTAAATCAATGGGAATGGTTCCACAAGGTTATGTGGTTAACAATTTCTTAACTGATCCTGATGCATTTTTCATCACTACAGATGTTCCAAATGGAATGAAGTACTTCCAAAGATCAGCTATTAAAACAGCTATGGAAGGCGACTTCGACACTGGTAATGTAAGATACAAAGCTAGAGAAAGATACTCTTTTGGAGTTTCTGACTTTAGAGGTATTTTTGCATCAGAAGGTGCTTAATAATTAAATATAACGAGGCGGGATTTATTCCCGCCTCATTATGAAAGTAACAAAGGTATAAATGAAAAAACTTCTTATAAACATCTGGGCATATAGTCATCACGCTAAATTTGAAATTTTAGCTGAAGATAATGCTAAATCCATTGAAAGTGCTATACTTGACAAACTAGGAGAAAACAGTATAAAATGGGAAGATCTCGGAAATAACTATAATGACGAGTTTAATCGTATAACTTTTGAGGAGGTTATTAATGATACAAGACCTATACAAAGCAAAAAGGTCCTTGGAGTTGAAGTGGGAACAGGAGCATCTAGATAATAATAGATATACTCTTGACATGGTCAGAATAGATGACAAAATTAAAAAAATCATCACTGACATAAAGCTTGAAGAAGCTAGAATAGCCCATGTACAGAACAATGTTGAAGGTTCTGCTCCACAAGTTTCAGTAGCTACTTAATTAACAAGCTACATCGTTGGAAATTCACTCCACATCATAGGATCTCTTGCACTCTATTCAAAAATAACATATAGTATTTACACTATACATAAATTAATATTCTGCATAGACGCAGTATAGTCGACGGCCTAGAGACTATGTAGAATTTAACTAGGAGAATAATCATGGCACAAACACTATTTAGAGGACCAGTACTGCAAGGTAAATTTAACGAAGCAGGGTTAACTGGATTTAATCTAGAAAACAAATCAGCAAACTACACAATAGTAAATGGTGATTCAGGAAAAACAATTACTTCATCTACGGATGGTGTTGTATTTACTTTACCTGCAATCTCAATTGGAAGAGTTGTAACTTTTGTTAACACTGCTCCAGACGGAACTAATGCTTTAACAATTAGCCCAAATGCTAATGATGGTATTTTGTATGCTGGATCTTTAACAGATAACAAAGATCTTATTAATACAAAAGCTACATCAAAAGTTGGTGACTTTGTTGTACTTGCATCTTTAAATTCAACAGCACATTGGACAGTTGTTGATGCTCAAGGTGTATTTGCAAAAGAAGCATAATAATTAATTTATAGAGCTCCTTCGGGAGCTCTATACAATTTTAACAGGATAGAATATGGCACAAGATATACAAGCAACAAGATCAGCAGCAGCAGCCGGAGCCACAGCAATAGTTGCTCAACCTATTAGGTTGAGAGCAATATCAATTGCATCAGATGGTGGTGGAGCAGGTGTTTTAGAATTAACAACAACTTCAAATTCAGGATCTACTTTATTATTAGCGGACGTTCCTAGTGGAGATGTTCTTACTTTAAATTTTCCTTCTGATGGAATTTTATTTCCAAAAGGAATTTTTTGTAAAACTAAAACTAATGTAACTGCTTATACTTTATTTACAGATAAATATTCTGGACCAAGTTTAACATAATAGGAGAAATATAATGTCAGGTGGATCAAGTTTTTCAAGCGACCAGTCGGTAGCACACGCAACTGCTGATGGTCAAATGGTTCCTTTAACACAAAGAGCTAGAGTAACTTATATTCAAGCGGAAGGAATTGCTAATGCGGTAGTTGTTTTAAAAGACGGTGGATCGTCAGGAACTGTACTTTCTACTTTTAAATTTGGAACAGATGGTTTATCTATTTATGTCCCTGGTTCAGGGATCTTGTTTAAAGAAGGTGTGTATTTAGATTTAACAGACACTCCAGGTGTAACAATTATTTATACATAATTATGGCTAACGTAACTTCAGGAACAACTATTTTTGAAAAAAGTTTTTCAATATCAGATATTGTAGAAGAAGCTTATGAAAGAATAGGTATTCAAGGAGTATCGGGTTATCAATTAAAAGGTGCTAGACGTTCTTTAAATATAATGTTTCAAGAATGGGGAAACAGAGGTCTTCATTATTGGGAAGTTGGAAATAATTTAATTACACTAGTTAATAATCAAAACGTTTATACAATATATAGATCTACAGCAGATGGAACTTCGGATGCTACAGCTATTTATGGAGTAGATGATATTTTAGAAGCTTCTTATAGAAATTCTTCAGCTGTAGACTCACCCCTTACAAAAATTGGTAGATCTACGTACCAAGCTCTTTCAAATAAAACAGCTACAGGACAGCCTTCTCAATATTTTGTTCAAAGGTTTATTGATAAAACAACTATAACTTTATACTTAACTCCAGGTAGTTCTCAAAATGGAGATTTTTTAAATTTTTACTATGTAAAAAGAATTCAAGATTCTGGAGATTACACTAATGCAACAGATGTACCTTATAGATTTGTACCTTGCATGGTGTCCGGACTTTCTTATTATTTAGCAATAAAATTTGCACCAGATAGAGTTCAAATGTTAAAGATGCTATATGAAGATGAACTTAATAGAGCTTTAACTGAAGATGGTTCTGAGTCTAGTTCTTTTATAACTCCTAAAACTTATTATCCAAATGTCTAATTTATCTAAAGGAAGATACGCACTAGCAATTTCAGATAGATCTGGTATGGCCTTTCCTTACAGAGAAATGGTTACAGAATGGAATGGTTCTTTTGTACATGTTAGTGAGTACGAAGCAAAACAACCTCAATTAAATCCAACAAGATTTACAGGTGATCCTCAAGGATTATTAAAATCAAGACCTGCAAGAGTTGAACCTGCTACAGAAAATTTATTACCTGGTAATCCATTTAATATTACTTCAGGTTCTCAAACAATAATAGTTACGGAACCCAATCATGGTAGAGCAAATGGAAGTACTGTTGCT